GAGTATCTTGGGAACTAAATCTTTATGATGATATTGCGGATGCCATTCAGCAAGCAGCCAAAGATCTTGGCATATCTGTGAGATGGGGAGCCGCATGGCACATCAATTCGATAGCTGACTTCGAGGGAACTATGGAAGATGCAATGAATGAGTATATCGATCTTCGAAGGTCGCAAGGTCGTAGGCCATTCATCGACGCACCACACTTTGAGTTAACAAATTAAAAGAGGGGTGTCGTAGAACACCCCTCAGTGCTAAATCACTCGCAAGGAAAACAAGCTTTAGCTGCTGTGGTTTGACCCCATACCATGGTTTTGCTTCAGTCATAGTCCGCACTCACAGCTTACGTTATTGTGGTTTTGGTTTTGGTTTAACTATTCGTGACGCTACGTCACTTTCAATGCAGTACATCTCTGTACCGTTAACTAAATTGTACAGTTTATCTGTTGCATACTGTGCTTTGTAACAAGCCTCGTAGTTATTAAACCAAATCATTGTTGTAGTTTCCTCAGATCTAATATGATAAACCAAAACTAATGCTGTAAAGAAATCCATGCTAATGCACATACTTTCTTACTGTACTCATGCTAACACCAACTATCTTTGCTGTTGATCCCAGACACCAGCCTTTGCTTAAAAAATATTTTATGTCTTCAACTTCTCGTTCAGTGAGGGGGCTGTTACGCCATCCCTCACCAAACGTAGCAGATCTCGGTGTCTGCTTTGGCTTACTACCGCTCGATAGCTTGCCGCGTCTTTTGTGTACGTTCACTTTCCCCTCCAGTTTATACAGTCTGTTGTTGCATATCTTAGCATCTTCTATCATTCTTTCTAGGGGTGTCATAGTTTTGCCCTCTTGATTAGTTCTTTCCCAGTGCTAACCAAAACATCTAGCTCTTTTGCTTTAGCTTGTTCTGCTTTGAATTGTTTGAGGGCAGCTTCGACCATCTCAATCCATGTCTTGATGTCACCAACAAGCATGGTTGCAGCCTCATTACCATCTGGCCCAAACATATTTTCGCGTATCTCAGCGACCCAGCCCCAGAGTATTCCATCTTGTAGGTCATCAGCGACACTCTGATCTGTATTCATTCCCTTGTATCGTTCGTTCTCTGTATCATAAACGTCAGTCAGCATAGCTACGATCTCTCGCATCTGTTCTTTGCTTGGCTTACGAAGTTGTTCTTTGGTTGTAACCATCTTTGATTGTTCCCTTTTATTATAGCAGTCTGGGCATTCAGTAACATTACCATGAATGTTCCAGCCCAGTTTGCGAAGTTGTTTGTGAACAGTTGACATGTTCGTTATTGCGCCAAGCTTGTTGGCGTGTCCAGATCGCCCAAGCTTGGCACTTACATGTACTGAGTTTTTATGGCACACGCTGCATGTGCATAGCGCGTTACCTTTGGACGAGTTCATTGCTGATTGAATTGTCATTCTTCCTCCTCTGACAAAAAGGCCAGCCCCGAAGGGCTGGCAAGTTACAAGAGAGCCGCGAGGCTAACAGTATTGAGCAGTATAAGCGTACTCTCTTGGAGAACGTGCCTCCAATTAAAAGGGTATTGTGTCACCTTGCAAGCTATTATTCGATTGTTCTTCGTTTTTATTTTGTGGATCAGATATTGCGAACGACATGTAAGGTTTGCCATCCTTCATTCTTCTCCACGCTGCCAGTCGTTTGTCTGTGTATGGTGCAGTCCAAGGCAGCTGCTTGTCTGCTGTATCGTAAAGCTTACCAGTGTAGTCTGGTGCGCTTTCTTTGGCGTTGTCGTTCTTAAACATTACGCCAACCTTTTCGTACACTTCCATGATTTCCATGCCAGATTGTGTGACTCTGCGTACTATTACGCACTTAGCGTCACGACCCTCCACATTCATCTTACCTTGCAAGATCATGTTCATGTCTTCGAAGGGTGGGAATGCCACGCCATCATTTGTATTATCGTATTCTGCCAAGCTTCTGACTCCTTTTGCTTAGTTATGGTGAGGGGTTCTTGGGGAACCTCCCCCTCGATAAGGCCACATAGGTGCTGTAGCTACCTCTCCCCAAGAATTACCAATTAGTATTGGTTGTTCGTTTTGTTTCTGGTGCTGGTGCGTCAACAGGCGCAAGCTTTTGTGCTGTACCTTTCCTGTTCTGTTCACCATCATCATCTTCAGCTGGCAAGTTAAGCAACGACATAATGCCATAGCGTCTGGCATATGTAATCGCACTGCCTAGTCCTTGCATATCATTCTTGCCTAGCACTAGGGGTATGGCTGTTACAAAACTTTCGCCACTCTCATGCACAAGTTCTGTTGTGATAGACTTGCCATGCTCGTTTGATATTGTTCGGTGCATCAACAGGAAGCCATGCTTTTGCAATGGCTCAGTCACTGCTTCGATTACGCTCTCAAGTGTAGCGTATTTGTTTCCGAAGTGTGGATTGGTGCCACTCTTCTTGATTGGTTCTATGTCGGCTCTCGCTTCCATAAGTATTTTGATTATGTTTGTCTTAGATTTTGTGGTCATTTCGTCCTCCTTTTTATTCTAAGATGTCCGCGCTTGTCACGCTTGACGGTGAGTTGGTCGCAGAAAACTTCTCGTTCGTTATCACCGACCATTTGCTTGAGATCTTTCTCAGCATTCTTGAAGAGCCTGTTCTTTTCGTATCCTTGAATGTAACTGGCTGCTGCGTATACAAATGCGTTGTCTCTTGACGCATCGCGTGTTTCCATGTCGTCCAACGCAATCGAAAGTCTAGATAGTCGTGTGGCTTCATCATTAACAGGCTGTTCATCGCGTATAACGTAACCCCAGAAGTCAGACACCACTCCCCACATAGAATTGAAATACTCTTCGTTGTACTTGACATGTATGCACTCCCAGTCACTGTTCCCAAATATAACAGACAGGTACACACCTTCTGCTTTTGCCATATGACAGTAGAACTGTAACTGTGGCATGTATCGATCAAGCATCTTATCCATGTCATAAAATCTATTGGTGTGCTTGGCCTCGATAATATTTCTTTCATCTTTTATGGCACCATCGATTGTGCCTTTGACTGGCACAGTACCAACTGTCCCAGTAAACTCTCGCTGATGTGCAACAACTTGTTTGCCCTCGTTTGCGGCAAACCATTTTAAGTTGAAGTCTTCAGTGTGCCGACCCAACTGTACTGGTAAGTTAAAGACTAAACTTTCTGGTTCTTGACGACCTGTCTTTACCTTCCAGAGTTCGAGCCAGTGTCCTTCCATGATTTTGGTGCAATCACTACCACCAATGAAACCTTTGCGTTCCATGATTCGTTCTCCATTTATTTTTATTGTAACACAAAATTTACCACAATTTAGGGGTCGTGATAAATTTATTTTATTTTTGTGACGTTACGTCACTTTTCAATTTATCATGCTGATCGATCAACCGCTTGAGCATAGCTTCAGCTGCTGGTTCGCTGTATGTATGGCGCAGCAGCCGAGCATATGCGTTGCGGTGTGGATCGAGATCTGATTCATCGAGTAGGTTTTTGTCAATCATTTCAAGGGCTTGTCTGCCCCACAAATAATTGTGACCAACTGACTCTCGTTCCTTGATACGTTTTGCCATGATCTCGAGAGTATCAGGAGCCCAGTTTCTGCTGGCCTCCCTCTGCTTTCTTCGATCATCGGCATAGATTTCACGCGAGGAACGGCTCAAGCTTTGAGACCATACCTCATCTTGTACAGCACGAGTTACTGATTTCATTGTGCGATCCAATACTCTTTCACTTTCTTTCCGCTTTCGACCTCAATGAATTGACTGTCGATTACACACCCAGATTGTTTTAGATCTGATATTCTGGATGCCAAGCGAAAGCATTTAAATTTTTCTAATGCTTCTATTGCTGTGATAGTATGACCATCTTCAAGATGTTTCTTGATTAGTTTGTTCTGAGATTCCATTGTCGTTCTCCATTAGTTGTTTAAATTTATCGCCACTCATAATGACTAGCGTTTGCGGAGTTCCTCTCCGTCTTTTATAGAAAGCAATATCCCTGCCTTCTAATACTTTGAAAGGGCTAGGGAAGGATGCTGCGTCACGATACTTCACCTCCCCTACCATTTCAAGTCCTTTGATTTCAAGCTTGATGTCGCCAGAATATTCTCCTCCCAAACTGCCTGAGAGGGGCTGGCGTTTCGCTTTGATCTGCGCTTTGATTTTGTTGAGCCAATCGACAAACCACTTTTCGTGGTACGTTCCTTTGCTCTTGTTACGGTTTGCCATTTGTCCTCCTCATAGCAATGAAGACACACATACCAGTGCTTCTCCATCGATCCTCCACTGTTGTTCTTTAGTATAGCAACAAACCATTCCGTCTTACTTTCGCAGCTGACGCACGTTATTGTTACTGGTTTTTTTCTTGACCTCGATGTCATATCCTAATGCCTCTAACCAACACATCAGAAAGAAACCAGACGGTACTCTCTTGTGCTGCTCCCATTTGTGAATCAATGATTCGGTACAGCCTATGATGTTAGCCAGCTGCGGCTGGCTTAATCCCTGTTTGTGTCTCGCATCAATGAGCATCTCAATCATCTCATTGTAATTGTGAGACAGCCGTGTGTTAGGCAATTAAAAATTTATATCCTCTTCATCATCGAAGATGCCAAGTCCCTGGCATTCTTCGCAAATTTCAGTGGCACTATCTATGTATCCTACATCCCTGTCAAATCCGTGAGGTGTGGGTACATCATACTCAATGTACCCATCACCACCGCATTCTTGACAAGTCTTAGTATGGGATCTCGTCATCGAAGTCATCTCTACTCTCCGCAAGTATTTCAGCTTGATGTATCTCAGCAAGCTGTTCGATTGCATGTTCTTCCCACACATTGGTAGCACGATTTACCCATTTGTCACGATCAAATCTTGGATTGGTTCGTGCAAGTTCATCAGCAATCTTTTCGATTCCTGTCGGCCAATGCAAGTGTGGCGTAATTTTATCAGCAAGAAACTCAAAGTCTCTGCGTGTAAATTTAGGTGTTGATCTAGCCATTAGTCCATCCTCACTACTTTATAATTACTACCACCTAATGTTGGTATACCCATGATTGAATACGGATAGAAATAAACTGTACCCGCTTCAGTTTCCCATGTCATAAATGGTGGCATAGGTGGATCATCAGGATAATGATAGACACCTTCGTCATCTATCTCACCATTCATATGAGGTCTGTCTTTAATACCTATACCAGCACGATCTCTATACTGAGTATGAAGGTGATCGAAGAGAGTTACATCAACTCCCATAGCTTTGCGTAAGTTCCATTCTATTACCCAAAGCGGAATCAATCCACCCCAAGCCATCAACTGATTGCTTGTCATGTCTGGGTATTTCTTTTTGTTGTATGTGATTATCATTCTACGTCCTCC